TGATTCATCAAGCTATACTGCAACATCTCATCCATAGTCTCTTTTGCAAAGAATGGATTATTAACCAAACAAGTAAGTTGGTATTTTGGATTGTTTCCAAAACGCTTTAACCAAGACTGGATGATTAGAGATGTATTTTTGCGCCGTTCAAATTTGCCGACCAAACCAAAATGATTAACTTCGTCCATATACTCCTTATCGGTTTTACAAAAATCAGGATCGAATCCTAGAGGGACGTGAGATACGTTATCACAACCAGCGGATTTAAAAGCATCATAAGCGTCAGAAGAAGAAAAGAAAACATGCTTCTGGGCTTTGACGATATTGATCTCAGCTTCGGTTGGGCTATCAAGTTCGTAAAACGTGTATAAGTATTGTTCCTTTCCTATCCAACGTTCACTGCCATTAATGTGCCAAACTCGAAGTGTCGGCGTGTTGGCATTCAAGTTGGAGTATCTGGATTGACCTGATTTCTTGATATACTCAACAAGTTCATCAGATTTTTTATCATAGGAGGCTAGCTCCGCTTTATCCCCAACAGGGAAAAGGTTTACATCTACGCCTTTTTTGTGAAGCTCTCGCATAAAGTTAAAGCTCACATTACCCAAACTAAGGGAGTTTAGGGGCGCATCAAAATTCAATTGTTTGTTCATTTTTTACTCGGTTTTGGAAAATTTTAAGTGTTTTGTCGTGAATGTTTATACAGCTTTGTGCTGAAAGATCTAAGGTTTTGGCTATTTTCTTCCATGGCGTAAGCTTGTTATTGTTGGTCTCAAAGTATCGCATTTTGAATATTTGTTGCACACGCTTGTCATGATAATTAGTTATCATGTCTTTAATTTTCTCCATGGATTCGTTTTGTAGACAGTCTTCGTCTGGAGTAGGAGAGTTATCGCTCTGACAAAATTCCGTCTCTTCCAGACTTGTCATTATGCTGTGTTTTTGGAATTTAGTTTTCTCCGATAAACATAAGTATTTAGTCGTGTTAGCCAAGAAGGTAGAAAACTTCGACCTTTCTGGATCATACTTCTGAGCGGCTTCATATATAACAGAGTCTTTCTGGTCTATAAAGTCATTCAATTGGTTTTGGTTAAAACTTTTACCGCCATATGCTTTTAGCATATCCATAAAAATACCAGAATGCCTAAAGATTAATTCTTTTAACGCATCTTCATCACAAGCGGTTTCTCTCACTTGTGCGGCTAACTCTTGATCTGTTGATTTAGTTAAGTCCATATACGTATACTATTATGTGCAATATAGTAAAAAAGTCAAGATGAAAAAAAGTGAAGTTTTTGTAGATTTTTTGGACGAGGTTTTTATAATAAGTATCTAAGCGAGACGCTGAAGTTAAAGTCAGGTTAAAGAATTGTGTTTTAATTATTCACTACGTTCATATATAAAACACTGTAAGACACTATATTTATTTCTTTATAAGAAGAAAACTTCGGTGCAAAAATTATATCTACTATTAGGCGAGATTTACCTTGCTTTTTTCTTCGACACGGGTTACATTCGTGTAAACATAAACACAATGATTTTCGAAGAACAAGTATCAAGGAAGCCGAATTATTACCCGTGGGCAGAAGAATTTATTGAAGTCATGCATAATGGCTTTTGGACAGACAAAGAGTTTAGCTTCTCTTCTGATGTTCAAGACTTCAACACCACGATGGACGATCAACAAAGAGAGATTATTATTAGAACTCTTTCTGCCATTGGTCAAATCGAAGTCGCCGTCAAGAAATTTTGGGCGAAACTAGGAGACAACTTACCACACCCATCTCTTACAGATCTGGGCTATGTTATGGCTAACGTAGAGGTAATCCACAATAACGCTTACGAGAGACTACTTAAAGTTCTTGGTCTTGAGGATGTATTTGAAGAAAACCTCAAGCTTGATTTTATCGAGGGGCGGGTTAACTATCTGCGAAAGTATAATCACAGATATTACAAAGACAGCAAGAAGCAGTATGTTTATTCTTTAATACTATTTACTCTTTTTGTTGAGAACGTATCTCTAATGAGCCAGTTTTATATTATCAATTGGTTTTCAAGAAACAAGAATGTCTTAAAAGATACAGAACAGCAGGTTCGTTACACAAGGAACGAGGAGAATATCCACGCTCAGGTTGGTATCAAGATCATCAACACTATTAAAGAAGAGCATCCAGAGCTTTTTGATAAAGAGTTGGAAGATAGAATCATGCATGAAGCGGAACAAGCTTATTTTGCCGAATCTAAAATCATAGACTGGATGGTCAATGGTATTGATGAGCAAGGACTGAGTGCGCCTCTTCTCAAAGAATTCATTAAAGAGCGTATAAACGACTCTTTACAACAAATTTCATTTCCTAAAGCATTTGATGTTGACAATAATATCATTCAAGATACAATGTGGTTCGAAGAGGAGTTAATGGGAAACAATTCAACAGACTTTTTCCATTCTCGACCTGTAGAATATTCAAAAAAATCACAAACATTTGACCTAGACAGCGTATTTGCATGAAAAAATATTATTGGAACAACAACATATCAAAACAAATCTTAGACAGAGGGTATCTTGAAGGCGAAAGCTTACAGGAGAGAATACTCAGTGTCGGGGAATCTTTTCAGAAAGACTTTACATCCCGCGCACCCGATAAACATAAGGAAAAGTTTGGTGATTTATGTCAAAAGTTTGAACATTACATGTCTCTTGGTTTTTACTCGCTTTCTAGCCCTGTCTGGGCTAACTATGGAAGAGTGAGAGGTCTACCTGTTTCTTGTAACGGCGTTTTTGTCCCCGATACAATGGAGGGCATCCTAACGAAACAATCAGAGGTCGGTATCCAAACTAAAAATGGAGCAGGAACTTCTGGTTACTTCGGTGATCTTCGCTCTAGAGGTTCATCTATTAGCACTGGAGGCACTTCTACAGGATCTGTTCATTTTATGGAGTTGTTTGACAAAGTTACTTCTGTAGTTTCCCAAAGCAGTGTCCGACGAGGATCTTTTGCCGCCTATCTGCCTGTTGAACACCCCGACGTAGAAGAGTTTTTGCGCATCAGATCTGACGGTCACCCTATTCAGGACTTATCGTTTGCGGTCACCATCACAGACAAATGGATGGAAGACATGCAAAATGGAGATATTAGCAAGCGTAAAATTTGGGCTAAGATTGTTCAGAAGAAATTTGAGTCTGGATACCCATATCTTTTCTTCCAAGACACGGCAAATAAGAATGCGCCCGATGCTTACAAGGATAAGGATATGAAGATATATGCTTCTAACCTGTGTAATGAAATTTCTCTACCCTCCTCTCCAGAAGAGTCGTTTGTTTGTTGTCTTTCTTCTCTTAATCTGGAGAGGTGGGATGAGATAAAAGAGACCGACGCTGTCGAAACGATGGTTTACTTCCTTGACTCTGTTATGGAAGAATATATTAACAAAACCAAAGATTTGCCATATATGGAAGCTGACCACAGATTTGCTCGTCGTCACAGGGCTTTAGGAATGGGCGTTCTCGGTTGGCATTCTTACCTTCAAAGCAACATGATTGCCTTTGAAAGCATGGAAGCTAAATTAAAAAATTCAGAAATATTTAAAACAATCAGGGAGAAAGCAGACAAAGCGACAAAGGAACTGGCTGATATTTTTGGAGAACCAGAAGTTCTTGAAGGTTATGGTCGTAGAAATACAACCACTATGGCTGTCGCTCCAACAACCACAAGCTCGCTTATATTGGGGCAGGTTTCTCAAGGCATTGAACCCACGGTTAATTACTATACAAAGAACTCAGCCAAGGGTAAATTTACAATTAGAAGCCCACACTTGGAGTCATTATTGGAGTCTAAGGGTAAAAACACGCAAGCTATTTGGAAATCAATATTACATAATGATGGTTCTGTTAAACATTTAGACTTTCTTAGCGATCACGAGAAAGATGTGTTCAAGACTTTCGGTGAAATTTCACAAAAAGAAATTGTAATTCAAGCTTCTCAACGTCAAAAGTATATTGACCAAGGTCAGTCTTTAAATCTCATGATTCACCCCAAGGCTTCACCAAAAGAAGTTAGCGAATTAATGATCCTTGGGTGGGAAATGGGGTTGAAGGGTTTTTACTATCAGCGAAGCATGAATCCTAGTCAAGAACTGGCGAGGTCTATCATGAACTGCTCTTCTTGTGAGGGTTAGTTAATTAAGTGCAAAGTAATTATCTTACTTAAAAATTAGACAATCATCACATTCTATGCTAATATAGTGTGTGATGATTTTTTTTACGTCAGGTATCATTGCGAGCTTCTTTCTGGAGACACCTTAAAGCACTTAACAGATTCTACAACGCCATTTTCTTTTTACGATCCACAAAAAATTTACGCACAACATATAGGATGAAACTTTGGCTAACAGGAATGACTAACGCTGGCAACGGCAATCACTTAAAGGAACTCATTGAGCCTATCAAGAAATACTTTGATGGGATGGTGTGGGTTTATCACACCGATCCCTTTGAACAGTCTAAGAACAAAGACTTGGAAGACGAAGGATATCAATACCTATCTGAGAACTGTGAAGACAATGAGTTAATATGTGTCCCTTGGTGCAATCGAACAGACTTCAGCCGAAACATTGGTCTTTATCACGGTCCAATAAAATACGGCGACTGGTTTATGACAATTGACACTCTAGAGCGTATGCATTTGGATTTTGCCGAACAACTACCTGATCTTGTTAAACGCTTCGATGAAAATCTTATTGATGGAGTATTTTGCCGCAACAAACATTTCCTTTTTAAATTCAACGAGCGCACAGCTTACGTTCAAAACCCTCATAGTGGGGTTTCTGGTATTACTAACAGTCTTGAAATATCTTCACTTCCTTTTTGGAAAGACGAGTATTGGCAAAATGTACGCCACCTTCACCGCGACAAACATGAATTTGTTGACCACAATTTAAAATATTATTTATTCCCCAACACTAACCACCTTATCTTAAAGTGTGAACATGACCGCGATTTTATCAATAGAAGATATACCATTAGAAAAAAGTTTTTTGATGAGTTGGCTAAGATAGAATTAGATATTCAAGATTTTGAAGCTGTAAAAAATTACATCATTACTGGTGATTTGACAGATGTTGTCAAACAATGTATACGCGAAGAGAAATATCTAAATGATGTTTACCGATTCTACAAAGTTGGAGATAAAGATATTGATGATGATTTTGATTTTAATAACTTAGTGCCAGTAGGATGATTTTATCGGATGAACAGAGGATATCCTACTACCTAGGACATCAAAATTTAAACTTCAAAGAAGAACCTTTTGACTTCTCGCCTCACGAATTGTTTGACCATCCATTTTGTGTTAATGCTCGAAATAAACAATGCCTGTCTAGAGCGCACTATGACCCTGACATAATAAAATACGTCAGTCTAAACAACCTAGAAAAGCTTTGGTTTTGCTGTGGAGATAAACCTTATACTGGAGTCAACTACCCTGTTCTAGTTAAAACTCGCGACACTTTCAATAAATTAAGTAAGGGAGTTATTGCTAACTTAAATAGCGGTAGACACTGGAATTTAGATCTTTCTCAAGACATTGACTGGCATGATAAAAAAAACGAAGTTTTCTGGAGGGGCGCGGACACAGGACACAATATTCATTGCAATGACCGCATAGGTTTTGTTTCTAAATACTTTTCAGAACACGATGTTGCATTTTCCGACTATTCTCAAAACTACAAGTCTGCACCATACCTGTATAAAAATGAATGGCTAAAGGGATTTTGCACAAGGCAGGACTTTTTAAAGAGAAAGTTTTTGCCAATTCTCGACGGCAACGATAAGTCCTCTTCTCTTAATTGGATACTAGCTTCTAACTCTGTCCCCATAATGCCCAAGCCTAGATTTCACTCTTGGCTTTGCGAAGATTTCCTAGAAGACGGGGTTCACTATATAGAGGTTCAACCAGACTTCTCTGATCTTAATATTGTTTTAGATTGGTGTCGCGAAAACGACGAAGAATGCGAATCTATTGCAAAAAACGGTGCTAAGTTTATTTCAGAAAACTTTACTAATCAAGAAACAGAAACTCGCATAATTAAATCTTTACTTGAATTTATTCGTTCTGGTTTGTATGATATTAAAAACAAGGGATAATGAAAAAAGTAATAATCACAGGGGTAACAGGTCAAGATGGAAGCCATATGGTTGACTATTTGTTAGCAAATACGGACATCGATATTATTGCTGGCGTCCGCCGACTCTCAGTTAAAAACCATGAGAATATAAAACACTTGGTTAATAACGACCGCTTTAAACTGATTGACCTAGACATTACAGATCAATCCAATGTTGATCGTGTTATCTCGGATGAGAAACCCGATTACTTTATCAACTTTGCGGCAAACTCTTTTGTTGGTGTTAGCTGGGACATGCCAGAAAACCACATGAATACAAACTGCATGGCAGTCCTGTATCAGCTTGAGGCTATTCGCAAGCACTGTCCAGAGTGTAGGTATTACAATGCTGGCTCGTCCGAGGAGTTTGGAGACGTTGCATTCTCTCCGCAAGACGAGACTCACCCTCTGCGACCAAGAAGCCCATACGGAGCTTCTAAGGCTTCCGCAAGGCATCTGGTAAAGGTGTGGCGGGAAAGTTACAATTTATACGCCATCCAAGGATGGTTATTCAATCACGAGGGAACAAGGAGGGGCGAGGAGTTTCTTACTCGCAAAGTGACTAAGGGCGTGGCTAACATTATAAAAGAGATCAGGGAGGGTAAAGAAATCACGCCATTGCAACTTGGTAATCTAGATGCAAAACGAGACTGGTCGGACGCTGAAGATTTCGTTGACGGCATTTGGAAGATGTTACATCAAACAGCAAACTCTTATGAAGATTTAAGTGAATACGTTCTAGCATCTGGTGAGACATATTCCATTCGGGATTTTGTTGAAGCGGCTTTTGGCTTTGCTGGTTTCGGCGCTGAACAGTGTCGTTGGGAGGGTCAAGGTCTGGATCAAAAATACATTCACGGAGATCAGGTGCTTGTAACAATCAATCCAAAATACTATCGACCAGCAGAAGTTTCATTATTGCTGGGTGATCCCACAAGAGCAGAAGAAGAGCTTAAATGGGTTAGAAAAACAGACTTTTATGGTCTTGTCAAAAAAATGCTTAATAAAGACTTATCATGAAAACAATACTAATTTTGCCTTTATTTTTGTTAGTTTCTTGTGCAAGCACTAAATTTTATCAAGATGGAAAGCTGATTGCTAAATTTAATGCAGATATGGATCAAGTTCAGTATATACAAGGCGCTGATGGATCAATAACATGGACAGCAATATCTGTTGATCACTCAACTGCAACCAAGGCGCAGGGCGAAGCCTTTTCTAATAAAACAACGGCTATTGGATCTGCTGTCGCGGCATCAGGAGTGGTTGGTATACTTTTGAGATAAAGTAAACAAACCCCTCTTAACAGAGAACAGGTTTTTAAATTTGCAAAAACATGTTGACAAATTTTTCAATTTGGCACATAATACTTATGTATGCCAAGAGGTCAAAAAGAATGTCCCAAATGCAAGCGGTTGATTGGTGCTAGATCCTCAACCTGCAAGCATTGCGGAGAGGTTATAAAAGCCGCCAAACCCAGAAAAAAAGCGAACCCTTTCTATAGAGAGCGTTTGGCTTTTATTCGTCGAATGCTTGGTGGAGAAAAATCAACTAATTTCCGCCTAGATATAACCATTGCAACAAACATATTTACTTTGTTTGACAATGATATTGATTTCTTGTCAAAGGTTAAACCGCCATTTAAATTCTCTGGCGGCATAACTTACCTACGCTCCAAAGCGGGTAGAGATTATTTAACCAAAAAGCATAGAGAATTTTATTACAATCCAGAAAACAAAGAAATATTTGTGGAAGGTTCGGATAAAATCGGAGAAGATATAGTAAAGCCTAGAATTAGATCAATTAGAAAATTTTTAAATGAGCGTGAAAACTAAAAAACAAGAAAAGACAAAAGTAGATGTTCGTGATTTCGCAAGTGGATTCATGAAGAGTAATAAAGAACACCATTTGAACTTTGAAGAATCCATTGCAGAGGATGACTTCATTTCCAGTGGTTCTATGATTATGGATTCAGAAATTGGCGGCGGATTCCTCGCTGGCTTACTTCGTTTCTGTGGCGGTAATGAGTGCGGTAAAACAAGTGAAGCATTACAAGTTATGTATGAAATGCTTAATACTCAAGAAAATTCAAGAGGTTTATTTATTCAAGCCGAAGGTAGACTTGGTAAAAAAATGAAGGCTCGATCTGGAGTTAAGTTTGTTTATGATATAGCAGAATGGGTTGACGGCACATGTTTTGTTCTACAATCAAACATTTACGATTTTGTTTTTGATTTCATTCGCGGAATAATGTCAAACAACCCAAATAAAACTCGGTTTTGTATGATTATCGACAGCATGGATAGTTTAATCCCGAAAGATGATGCTAAGAAAAGCACAAGTGAGGCTAACAAGGTCGCTGGAGGAGCGTTACTGTCTTCCGATTTTCTTCGTCGTGTTAGCTTGGGTATGGGTAAGTTCGGTCATCTTTGCATCTTGATTTCTCAAGTCCGTTCGACCATTAAGGGTCAATACGAAAGCCTTGATCCGAACAGCACTACCAGTGCTTCAGGCGCTCATGCTCTATCTCATTACCCTAATTGGGTTTTTGAATTTGAGCGTCAGTTCCAAAAAGATAAAATTCTTGAGAAACCAGATCAACAAATGAGCGACACCAATAAAGGTATTGGACATTACGTTAAAGCGAGAGTAAGAAAGTCTGACAATGAAACCACGGGTCGCTTAATTAAGTATCCAATAAAATATGGACGTAATGGAGGCAAGAGTGTCTGGATTGAGCGTGAGATTGTAGACCTACTTCTTTCTTGGGGTTTCTTTTCTAAGAGCGGATCTTGGTTTGCTGTTGAAGAAGAGCTTTCTGAATACATTAAATCGGGCGGCTTTGAATTTCCAGATAAGATTCAAGGAATGAATAAGATATATACCATCCTAGAGGATAGTGAAAAATTGACTTTGCATTTGCGCAAGTTTGTTGAAAAAAATATCTTAAGTGCATGATTTTTTACACATCATACGGTGCTAAAAAAAAGCTACCTAGCTCTCATAAATATAAAATTGATTGGGAGTTGGGTAGCAGAAGCAAGCTACAGAAGAGTGTAAAAGATTTATTACAACCTCATTGGTTTTGTGACATGGTCTTCGAGGAACTGCCTGTTGTTGGCACTAGAATGACTATAGATTTTTATAATGCTTCTAGGAAGATTGCTCTTGAAGTTGACGGAGAGCAACATTATAAATACAACAAACATTTTCATGGTAAATCCAAGCAAAATTATTTAAAGCAACTGTGCAGGGATAACGAGAAAGAAGTTTATTGTGAAAAAAACAACATCACCATGATTAGAGTCTTGCAATGTGATTCAATATCGACAGAATTACTTAAAGAATTAGGAGCAATATGACAGGAGAAATAATAGAAGAAGAAGAACTCAAAATACCAGTTTCAATCATAAGCAAACTTTATGATTCAACAGGCTCTGAAGATGGGGCGAACAAAGGTTATTTTTTATTTTATATAAATGAAGATGGTCAACCGACTTTGACAAGCAGAATGTCTAATGCATGTGTTAAAATAGCTTTAGAAAAAACAATACAAATATACTCCGAACAAACAGCAGAATGATTTACTCCTTTGACATAGAAAAGAAAGTCCTAAGTGGATTACTACAGCATCAGCACAAGTGGGAAGAAATAGCCTCACTTATTACAGATGATGACTTTTATAGTGAAGACTCTAAAGTTAACATCTCTATATTCAAGTTGATCCGAGCATCTCTCAATAAAGGTGAGGCAATTGACGATACGATTCTCATTGAAAAAATGAAAGGTCTCAGCGTTAGTTTTCCAGATAATATTGAAATTAGTGAATTCATTCACTCTCTCGCTTACTTTAAAATAACAGAAGATGTATTTCTAACCTGTGTTGCAGAACTCAAGAAAAAGTCGCTCTGCCGAACAATTTACGACTCATGTTCTAAAACAGCAAAGTTTGTGAAAAAGGTAGACCCTACAATGGGCTATCAAGATATTCTTGATAAAGCCGATAATATCTACAACAAAGATCTTCAAAACTTTGAAGCGGGCAACTCTAATGTTGTTGATCTTTTTGAAATCATGGAAGACATGATTGAGGAGCGCGGAAACAACCCTCAAGAAGAATTTGGCTTAACAGGTCCACATAGGCGTATCAATGAAATTTATGGACCTATT